AAAAACAAGAACAAACGATAGCGCAAAGGTTGATATGTATACTGTCCCAGCAAAGAACACTGCTGAGATACATATGCTTTATATCTTAGCTACTGCTGGTAATGAAGACGCTGATCTTTATTGGTACGACAGTCACGCAGGGGTTGAGTATCCACTAGCTCATGCTAAGTCTTTACAAGCTACTAACGGTGAGTATTTATTATTAAAAGACTTACAAATAGATTTACAAGAGAACGATGTACTTAGAGTTAAGAACAGTGGTACGTCAAGCACAATTACTTACATAGTAACTATGGAATTAAAACCATCATTAGCAACACAATTTCATTCTTAGGAGATAGATATGTACGGAAATTATAACAAACCTAAACCTGTAAAGAAAAAGAAGACTAAACCTAAAAAGAAAAAGTAATGGCTAAAGGTGTAAAACATTACCTGAAAGACGGAACAACATGGTCAGGTGCTTATCACAAGATGCCTAATGGAAAATTACACACTAACAAAACCCATACGCTTACAAGCAAACCTGTTTACCACTTTGGCGAGCTTTCTGATTCTGCTAAGAAAAAAGCTAGAAAGAAAACATAATGAATTACTTAGAGTTAGTCAATGACGTACTTATAAGACTTAGAGAAGACGAAGTAACTGCTCCAACAGATACTCCCTACTCTAAGTTAATTGGTGTGTTTGTTAATGACGCTAAAAGAATTGTAGAAGATTCTTTTCAGTGGAACGTATTGACTGAGACACTAACAGTTACTACATCTGATGACCTTTTTAATTATGTTCTTACTGGATCTGGTCAACGGTTCAGAGTAATGGACGTTATTCATTCTGAAGAAGATTATTTTTTAGAAGGTATTACTTCTAGCAAAATGAATAATTACTTACTGAATGGTAAAGCATCAAAAGGATCACCGATGTACTACAACTTTAACGGTGTAGACGAAAATGGCGACACACAAGTAGATCTTTTTCCTATTCCTGACAATATTCAAACTATATTTTTTAACTTATACAAACCACAACCTACATTAACAGACCCTTCAACAACATTACTTGTTCCGTCTGATCCAGTAGCTAAGTATGCTTATGCTAAAGCTGTAGCAGAGCGTGGAGAAGATGGTGGATTGTCATCTCAGGAAGCTAGTGCTTTAGCAGACGCATCGTTAGCAGATCACATTGCTATGGCAGAGAGCAGACAGAACGATCAATACATTTGGACAGCAGTCTAATGGCTGGTAGAATACAGTCATCAACAATATCAGCACCTGCTTTTTTTGGAATCAATACGCAGGATAGTAGTGTTGACTTATCATCAGGGTACGCACTAGAAGCATACAACTGTGTCATAGACAAGTTTGGTCGTATTGGTGCTAGGCGTGGTTGGACTAAAGTAAACACATCGTTAAACTCTGATCTAGCGTCTAACAGTGTTGACTTTATTTACAACTTACCTAACCCAGATGTTACGTTTGCTGGAGGCAATAACAAGTTATTTACTAGAGCAAGCGGTGCTTCTACATTAGTCACAGCAGTTAACACTACAGTAGCCAATGCAGCAGGTACAGGCACAATATCTTATAGCATCACAGCTAACGAATGGATGGGTGCTAGTATTGTATTCGGTGAGGGACCAACAGCTAGTCCTTATGCTTACTTTGCACAGGCTGGTCATTTACCTTTAGTCTATCACAAACTAGGAGCAGATCATGCACATACAGGTGCTTACGGTTTTAACGTACTTGACGATGCTGGCTCAGTACCTACCACCTATGCTTCTGCTTCTGACTTTAAACCTAATGTAGTTATAGGTGCTTACGGTAGGACATGGTGGGCAGACATTGCTAATGATAAACAAACAGTTTACTTTAGTTCGTTACTAGACGGTACTAATCTATCTACAGGTGACTCAGGGTTTTTGTCATTGGTTGATGTGTTTCCTAACGGTGACGAGGTAGTAGGACTAGCAGCACATAACGGTTTCTTGATTATCTTTGGTAAAAGAAACATCGCTGTTTATGCAAACCCTATTGATGTTACTAACTTACAGTTAGCTGATTTAATTGCTGACATTGGTTGCATAGCTAGAGACAGTATTGCTAACACAGGAACTGATGTTATGTTCTTGTCTGAGACAGGTGTTAGAAGTATTGCACGAGTCATTCAGGAAAAGTCAGCACCTATTAATGACATATCGTTTAACGTAAGAGACGATCTGATTGAGTTTGTAGAGTCAGAGACTAACAAAGAAAAGATTAAAGGTGTTTACTATCCTAAAGATGCTTTCTATTTATTAACATTACCTACATCTAAGTATGTTTATTGTTTTGATCTACGAGCTAGATTACAGAATAACGCAGCAAGAGCTACTATCTGGGATAGCATCGAACCTACGGCATTGCATGTTACTTATACAGGCGATCTTTTCGTAGGACAAAAAGGTTACATAGGCAAATACTTTGGGTTTTTAGATGACACAGAAAAGTACAGACTACGTTACTACACTAACTACTTTGACTTAGGTAGTCCTACTACATTAAAGTTTTTAAAGAAAGGTAACTTTGTAGTTGTTGGTGGTGTGGGTCAAGACGTAGCACTTAAGTATGGTTTTGATTACATCAACTCATATCGGTCTATAACTAAGAAACTACGAGCAGGTAATGTTTATCAGTATGGTATTGGTGAATACGCTATTGCAGAATACTCTAGTGGTTTAGTTCTTGAAGAAGTCAACAGTAACTTAGGTGGTTCAGGTTCTATTATGCAATTAGGCTTTGAGGCAGACATTAACGCTGCACCTTTGTCGATACAAAAGATAGATATTTATGTTAAAGCAGGTAAAACAATTTAAGGATAGGTATGTCTGATTATACAAAAGCAACTAACTTTGCAGGTAAAGATGCTTTATCATCTGGTGATCCGCAAAAAATTATTAAAGGCTCAGAGATAGATGCGGAGTATAACGCTATTGCTGCTGCTATTTCATCTAAGGCTGATCTAAACGGTCCTACATTTACTGGCACACCGTCAGCACCAACAGCTAGTGCAGGAACATCTAGTACACAAGTAGCTACCACAGCTTTTGTTACTACAGGAATTACTACTGCTACAGGAAATCTTGGGACAATGTCTACACAGGATGCTAACTCAGTAGCTATTACTGGAGGCACTATTGCAGGTACTACTGTTAATAGTATTACTGTAGGTACTAACGCATCAGGAGCTAGGACCGTATCTAATAGTAATCCTTCAGGCGGTTCAAACGGTGATATTTGGTATAAATACTAATGACTTTATACGTTAACAACTCAGGTACTTTTATAGAACCTGATGAAGTTTTTGTTAAGGACGGTGGTTCATGGAGAACTATTAAGCAAGTTCATGTTAATGATAACGGAACATGGAGACAGATTTTTCCTATCTCTGGTACTCAGACATTTGCAGCAGGTACAACATCTTTTGTAGTTCCACAAGGTGTTTACTCTTTGAGTATGACCAATATGTCTGGTGCAGGTGGCGGTGCAAGATCAGGACAACACACAGGAGACTGCTTCTCAAGTAGACCTGCATTTGCCGGATCAACAGTTGCAAACCAATCAATTACTGTTACAGCAGGTGAAACACTGACAGTTATAGTAGGTACTGGTGGTACTGGTGGAGTATATCCAGGCTTTCAGCAAGGATACCGACTTGGAACTTCAGGCGGTGCTACTTCTATTAAGAGAGGAGCTACTGTACTTCACACAGCAGCAGGAGGAGCTACTTATAACGCTACTTTTAATAGTGGCTCTAACTTTACAACACCTGGTCCTACTAATGGAACAGGATTTGGTACTGGTGGAAGTGGCGCAGCTTGTGAGGGAACAGGTGGCGCAGGTGGTAACGGTGGAGTGGTCTTTACATGGTAACAGAGTTTGTAGATAAAGAGACACAAAATAAACGTAAGAGTATTTGTAACATATGTGACAAGAAGAAGTTAGGATTTTGTACAGAGTGTGGTTGCGTGGTTCTTACAAAAGTCATGTGGGAGTTAAACACTTGTCCATTAGCTAAGTGGTAAAAGTTTAATTAAAAAGGGTATATTATGTGGGGAGCAATAGCAGGAGCAGTAGTCGGTGGACTAATGCAAAACAAATCAGCCAAGCAACAGGCTGGAGCAATGAATGCACAGGCAGCAGCACAAATGGAAGCTGCCCGTATAGCTGCTGAAGAAGCTCGATTTAGACCCGTAGGGATTACTACTCGGTTTGGTTCTGCTACCCCTCAGTTTACTGCTGGTAGAATAAGTGGTTACGACTATCAAGGGTCTGATGAACTAGTTGGTCTTCAAGATCAGTTAAGCAGAATCTATGGTAGTAGTCTTGGACAAGCTGAACAAGCTGCTGCATATCAACCACAGTTTGAACAAGCTGCTCAAGGACTATTTGCTTTAGGACAAGCTGAATTACCACAAAGCAGAGAACAAATTATGGCAGAGCAACAGGCTTTGTTACGTCCTTATGATATTGAAGAAGAACAACGACTAGCTGCTGGTGTATTTGGTCGTGGTCGAGGAGGACTTAGTGTGGGTGCTGGCGGACAACCAGAGTTACAGGCACTTGCTGAAGCTCGTAGACGTAGAGACTTACAGTTATCTGCTAACGTAAACCAAGAGTTTATGAACAGAGCAGGTCAAGCTGCTGGTTTATTTGGTACTGGCGCAGGTCTACTGGGTCAGGGTTATCAGACACAACAAGCTGCATTAGCTCCTTTCCAGAGTACGTTCCAAACACAACAAGCACTGGAAGAAGAAGCTAGAAGACCTATGGATATTGGTTCGGCGTTAGGAGCGCAACAGTCTACAGCAGGTGCTAGGGCTGGTGGAATGATGATGGCTGGTCAACAAGCTGCAGGTTCTCTACAACAACAAGCTGCATCAGCTAAAGCTGCACAGTTAGCAGGTATGGGTCAAGGTATTGCTGGTCTAGGTCAGCAGTACGACCAGCAACAACGTTACGATCAAACCTTAGATAAAATACTAGGAGCCGGTCAATCACCTGCTTATAGAATACCAGGAATAGGAGGTACTTTATAATGGCTAAATCAATTGCATCTTTATTTGGTCCTTCTGCTGAAGAGATTGTATACGCACAGCAACAGCAGGACATGGCAAGAAGACAGGCAGCAGAGCAGCAAGGTATGGCTATGCAGTCTAGTCCTTTAGCACAACAGTTCTATCAGTCTGGTCTAAACATAACTAAAGGTCTTGGTGGTTTGTTTGGTGATGCTCCAATGCAAGATCCTAGATTAGGTAAGAACCTTAAACTAAGAAAAATACTAGGTAGCACAGGTGTTGAAGATCTAAATGATGCTAGTAAAGTATCTGCATTGTCCTCTAGTCTTGGTAAAGCAGGACTAACACAAGAAGCTTTGTACTTTGCTGACCGAGCTAAAGACTTAAAGGCTTATGAACTAGAGTTAGCTACTGCACTTGATCCAGTACTAATAGAGGGAATAGTTACTAAAGATGGAAGAACAGTTGGTCGAAATAAATACAATCAGTATTTTACTTTAGATGATAATGAACAGGTAGATCCAGGTTCTTTACAAAGCGTTCGTCTTTATGAAAAAGAACTAGCAGCAGGATCTAAAGAACCATCAGTTGCAACGCAAACATCTATTGAACAATCTTTCTTAGCTGATACTGATTTGGATAAGGAAACAAAAAAAAGAGCAGCTAATTATTTAGAGCAACAAGCAGTTATTATATCAAGAGAACCTGCTTTTAAAGGAGCTACTAAAGAACAAGCATTAGCTGAAGCCTATAGAAGAGCATTAGAAGAGGGAGTTATTGATAAAAAAGAACCAAATGCTTTAGATGCTATTACTGGAGCTACCAGTTCTCAAAGAAGAGATTTTCCATTTCGACAAGATTGGGAGTTTAATCCTCCGTCTCCTCTTGCCCCTACCGTAGTAAATAAAGATGGAGCAGTTGTACGAAGAGACTTTACACAAGTAGGTACTCAATGAAAACACAAGAGATAACATTACCTGACGGTTCTATTGGTGTGTTCAGAGCAGATCAACCTGACTCAGAAATTAAAAGCATAATTAAAAAAGAGTTTCCTGATGCTTATGCACAAGAGACTTCTAAATTACGTCAATTAGGTTATGGTTCTGCTGGAGCCCGTTCTGATATAGGTAATCTTGGTGACATCATAGAAACTTACATACCTACGGGTAGATTCTTTAACCCTACTGAAACGTATGGCGAAGAGTTTATGCAGATGGAACCAGGATCACAAGAACGTAGAGACTTCCTGACTAACCGTAGACTAGCTATGCGAGATAAAGAATATGCTGATGTTATAGCTGCTAACGAAACAGATACTTTATCTGCTAAGATAGGAAGTTTTGGTGGTGCTATTGCTTCACCCACAACACTTATACCTATTGGTCAAGGTTACAAAGCAGTGGCTGGCGTGTCTGCTTTACTAGGCGCTGAGTATGACATACTCGATCAGTACATGAAGACAGGCGAGGTTGATCCAGTACAAACAGCTAAAGTTGCTGGTCTATCTGCAGCAGGTGGTACAGCTACAATCTGGGGTGGTAGGCAAATAGGTAAAGTCTATAACAAACTAAAGAATAAACAAGGTAACGCTAGTCCTTTAGAAGTTAAAGAAGCAGAAGAGATAGCAGACAGGGTTAACGATTTAGCTTTTAAAGCAAGAGCAGAAGGGGTAGCAGATGACGCTCTTCCTGATTATATAAAAGAGAACAGTGATTTAGATGCCGAAGACATTGCGATGTCGTTCATGATATCTGACGTTCGTCCTATCATACCTACACTGGCTGAAGTAAAAGTAGCACAAGCAATTGGTGACAATGGTTTAGACACTGTTAACAGAATTAATAGTAACATGCTACAGGATGTGTGGGCTCCTATTGCGGATAGGTTAGAAGCAGTGTCTCCTCGTTTAGCTACACGATTAAGAGAAGTTGATCTACAGTTTCATATGAAGAGCAATGAAAGAGCAAACCGTGCTAAACCTTTTATGCAGATTTATAGTAAGTTAAATGCCGGTGACAAAAGGACTATGAAGGGTTACTTATTAAACGGTGACTTTAACGCTGCTCGCAAAATGTTTAGTAAAGTAGAAGGCGGTGAAAAATCATTTAAAGAAGTTACAAAGTTGTTAGATGAGATGCACTATGACTTAGTAAGTTCAGGTTATAAAACACTGCCTAAGTTATATAATTATTTTCCTAGACAAGTAAGAGATGTAAAAGCATTAAGAAAATCTTTAGGTATAGAAGCCACAAACATTTTTCAAAGAGCAGTAGCTAAAAGAAAAACAGAATTAAAGATCAGTCAAAAAGGTAGTCTTCCTGATGCAGAAGAAGTTAGGATACTAAACGAAGTAGCAAGAGGAAGGTTAGGTTCTACTGATGCTGTTGGAGGAGTAAGATTCGGACAGAAGAGAGTAATTGAAAACATAAGAGATGACCAGCTAGATTTATATGTCGACCCTTTAGAAGGATTAACAAGTTACATAA